GAACGTAATTATATTGAAATAAAATTACTATATTAGCAATATGTTTGGAGTGTCATTTTTTCCTGTATATGGGATTGTAGTTGGGATAAACCTGAAAGACTCAGCTATTGATGGAGTGTTAGAAGAGGATGGGGACTATTTAATGGTTCAACTCCTCTTTTTTGTTTTTGGAATAAGCTTTATTTATGTTCGAGATACTGAGTAAAAGAAACGATGAATGGCTGTCTATGGCTAGGTCTATATGCAGAGATAATAGTCTTGCTGATGATTTGGTGCAAGAGATGTATCTTAGGATAAATAGATATATTGATAACCCAGAAAGGATAATGAAGAACGATGAGGTTAATTCATTCTTTGTCTATACAACCTTAAGAAATCTGTTTTATGATTATAAGAAAAACAAAGACAATAATAACAAAAGTTTTGAAGAGTATAGAAGTTACTACACGGACGACTCGGATGAAAATGTTATCAATAAGTTTGCAGTACTGCCAGACCAAAGAGAGAAAGATGACCTTATGGAGGAGGCATACAATAAAATATCTGAAGCCATATATGAGGAGGTTTCAACCTGGCATTGGTATGACGAGAAGTTATTCAAACTATACTTCCTTACTGATAAATCTCTTAGGGACATTGCTAAGGATACAAAGATTTCACTTACGAGCATATATAACTCTTGCAAGAATTATCGAGAGAAACTTGAAGAAAAGTTTGGAGAGGATATAATGGATTTTTACAACGAAGATTACGATAAGATATGAGACGCAGAAAAACAAAAGCAGAGATAAATAAGGATGTTAAATTCATTCCTACAACGGAATTTCAAAGCACATATTATTATAGCAGAACCAACAGGAAGTCAGGGTATATTGATAGATCACTAAAAAGATAAAAATGAACATACCAGAAGCACCAAAAGATAAACGTACCAAAGCGTATAAGGAGTGGAAGGCTAAATATGATTCTGCACCTAAAGGTCTTGGAGACACCGTAGAAAAGATTACTACAGCAACAGGAATAAAGAAAGCTGTAAAGTTCTTAGCAGGAGAGGATTGTGGTTGTGATGAGCGTAAGGAAATACTAAATAAGAAATTTAAGTATGCAAAGCCTGAGTGCTTCACTGAAGACGAATATAACTTTGTTGGTGAGATAATAGATAGCGGGATTAATACACTTTCTGTAGAACAGAATAGAAGAATGGTTCAGATATATAACAGAGTTTTTAATGACAATAGAAAGTCATCAGGCTGTTCGTCTTGTTTTTTAAATAGCGTATTCAAACCACTAAAAGTATTATATGGAACTTATAACTAAAGAATCTGAGCTGTTTGAGTTTCTTAAACGCAGTACGTATCCTGATCTTGTTAAGGCTAAAAACCAAATGAGTAGATGGGATTGTTACTCCCCATCGACAAGACACCGAGTAGAATTAAAATGTAGAAAGACACACTATGAGACGTTACTCATCGAGAAAAAGAAGTATGAAGCCCTTATGGAGTCCTGCGAGACTCATTTTGACATTCCTGTTTACATTTGCAGCACTCCTTCTGGTGTATTCGCATATAATCTATTATGCGTTTCGCCTGACTGGGAAATCAACAGAAGAAATCCAGCTACTACTCAGTTCGCTAATGGGGCTAGGATAGAAAAAGAAGTAGCGTACTTAGATATAAAAGATTCTATAGTATTATGAAAGACGTTAAGAAACCATTTTACGGAGGAGGATACAATTCATCTTATGATATATACGAAGATCCACCAATGAAAGAAAACAGAAAAAAGATACCTGTTTACTCAGGTGTATTAAGATACTTTCCTGATGCAATAAAAGAAGTTGCTAAGTGTAGCTATGCAGGCAACGAACAGCATAATCCAGGAACTCCACTACATTGGGATAGAAGTAAATCAGGAGATGAGTTAGACGCTTTGATGCGTCATCTCATCGATGCAGGAACAATAGACACAGATGGCATAAGACATTCAGCTAAAGTAGCGTGGAGGGCTTTAGCCAATCTGCAAAAAGAAATAGAGAATACCCGAAAGCAAGATTAATTAACTATGGGGATGGTCATTGCAACCTTGTGAGTAGGGTTAAAATATTGAGATATGAATAAGAAAAGACTGAGTCAGGCTCAGCAAATAAAGCAACTAGAAAAGACTGTTGCGCAGCTCCAAGAGATGTGTGTATACCTACATCAAATGATTATTAAAGATAAAGAAGATGGAAAAAGTTAGAGATATAAAAAAAGAAGATTTAATTGAATTAGGGTTTAAGAGAATAGATGAAGATGGTATAGAATACGAATATATATACAAAAACAACAGGCTTCTATATGCTTATATTCACGATGTTATTGTGGATACATTTTTTGTTTCGTTTTCTATAGGTAGGTTAGATATGAGTATTGATTCTAAATCTGATCTTTTAAGGATTATAGATGTAACAACAAGAAACGTTACTCAATCGTGGATAGATGTAACAATGGGAAACACTACTCAATCGTGGATAATATAAGACTACTTGACGGAACTGATTGGGCTGTAGATGACCTAGTCGAAAGAATGTACGATAATGAGTTCTATTATGGCTACCTTAATAAGGCTAGCTTATCCTCATCATCGTGTAAGAAGCTACTGGAGGGAATAGAAAGCTACCTAGGCAATACAGAACCCTTAGACCCAAATATGAAGCCACTCAGGGAGGGTAGGCTTATTCACGTTTCACTATTAGAAAAAGATAAACTAGATGATTACTACCATTTTGTTGATGTGGCTACTAGGCGTAACAAGGGCTACAAAGAAGCTGTTAAGGACCCTTCGTTGGAAGGTAAAGAGATTATGCTATCTAAGGAGAAAATATGGGCAGAAGGCATTGTTGATGCTGTTCTGGACAACCCAACAGCAAATGACTTATTTACAGCAGGAGAATACGAAGTTCCAGGAATCGGATACGTTCAAGGACTTCCCTTCAGAGCCAAAGCAGACTGTTTAAGAGATGATCGGATTGTGGACCTTAAGACCACATCCGACATCGATTCTTGGCAATACAATATGGATCTATATGGATATGACGCACAAGCTTATATTTATATGTCGATATTTAAGAAAAAAATGTTTACCTTTGTTATCGTAGACAAAAGAACACTAAAGGTAAAAACTTATGACGCAACCCCCGATGATATACAGCAAGGTAAAGAGAAGGTTAGCGATGCAATTGCAAGCTATATTGAGGGAATGGGATTTTAGAACCCCTGTAGTAGAAGAGTTCTTCATACTGACCTGTAATGATATTCTTGCTGGAGTTCCGCTAAGAGAGATTTATGTAAGCATAAATTTATTCGAAGAGCTAGAGGAATACGAGGAATGCGAAGGTATACTGTTGGCTTGTGAATTGGCTACAACATTAACAGTACAAATATTATTAAACAAAGAAGACGATGAATAATGAATTAGCACAAGAAGTGCAAAGAATAGAAAAGATAGTTTCAACGGTAACAGGCAGAGACCTTAGAAGTCCGATAAGAGACCATAAGAATGTTATGGCTCGTTCTATATTTTATAAGATAGCATATGACTACTTATTGAAGAACGGGCTTAAGAGAGGTGCTAAACAATACGTAGCTAAGTGTATGAATAAAAACCACGCTACTACATTATATGCGCTGAAGAACTTTAAGGTTGACATACTAAAGTCTCCACTAAATAAAAAGATGTACGATAAGTGTGTGGAGGTATTCAACAGCTTAGGAGATGTCTACACAAATCTTGATGAGAGAGACATCACTATTGATAACCTGAAAAACAAAATAACTGAGTTGCAGTTACAATTAAGGGACGCTAGACCTTATCGTCAAGAAGTTCAGATACTTGTGGATTTGGTTAACGACATTCCTTCAGACAAGATAGACGATGCAGAGTTTAGGATATTAACAATGTTAAAAGGATTTAAGATTGAGCCGAAAAATCAGCAAACAAAGACTTACAGCACTTATGAAGCTGTCGCCTCCTTCTAGAAATCTAGAGGCACAGAGCTATTGTCTTAATAACGGTTACAAGATATATCCGATCCCAGAGGGAACGGAATATCGCCTTGAGATAGAATACAAAGGGCAAAAGAAATTAGGAGAGAAGTTGTATAGCAAAACCGAATGGTATAATGCTATATGGGAATTATACGATAAAATATATGCCAAGGCAGAAGGGAGAGCGTAAATATATGAAGAAGACCGATGGTCGGAAGGGTAACGGTGCAAAGCGTGGCGATGCACTTGTCCGGAAGACTATGGCTACTCCTGCTAACCTTAATAGGGCTAAGAAGAACAGATCTAAACTACTTGCTACCAATGCGATAGAGGAGGTTTATGGGTCTGAGGCTAACTTCTGGAAGATGGTTGCTGAGAAGGCTGAGAACTCTCAATATGACCGCAAGATGGTTATTGAGTACATATATGGTAAAGCAATGGATAATCCTGATGCACTAAGTCAGGCTAAGAATATAGACTTTTCTATTGTGAATATATTTCCAGGCTCTGAGCAACCAAAAGAAATAGAAGACGTAATCGATATAACACCTGAGGAAGATGAAAGTACCGAATCTGAATCCTAAGTACAAATCCTTTGGAAATGATTCTCGTTACTTTATCACCACAGGAGGACGAGGTTCTGGCAAGTCTTTTGCTGTGAATGTGTTTCTGTTATTGTTGACCTACGAAAAGGGACACAAGATACTCTTTACGCGGTATACAATGACTTCTGCAGCATCGTCTATTATTCCTGAGTTTATTGAGAAGCTGGAACTTATGGGTGTTGTCGAGGACTTTCGCATAACGAAAGACGAGATAACAAATGTAAAGACAGGGTCTTCCATATTGTTTAAGGGAATAAGAACTGCATCAGGCAATCAAACCGCATCACTGAAATCGTTAAACGCAATAACCACCTTTGTCCTAGATGAAGCTGAAGAGCTTACGGATGAAGATACCTTCGATAAGATTGATCAGTCTGTTAGGGTGAAAACTAAACCTAATAGGGTCATTCTGATACTTAACCCAACCACTAAGGAGCATTGGATTTGGGGGCGTTTCTATGCGAATAGAGACATCCCCGAAGGATTCAATGGAATTAAAAATGGAATTACATATATACACACTACTTATCTTGACAACACTGATAACCTATCTCAGTCGTTTCTGAATCAGATAGCAGAAATTAGAAGACGTAGACCTGAGAAATACACACACCAGATACTTGGTGGATGGATGGAAAAGCAAGAGGGTGTTATCTTTACTAATTGGAGAGTAGGAGAATTTAACGATAACTATGAAACTATCTTTGGACAGGATTTTGGTTTCTCTGTTGACCCTACTACACTTGTGAAGCTAGCTATTGACAAAGGCAATAAGCGGATATTCCTAAAGGTAATGTATGCCAAGACAGGAATGTCCACCACTCAAATAGCAGACTATAATATCAGGTATGCAGGTCCGCACCTAGTGGTGTCGGACTCTGCTGAGCCACGTCTTATTAAAGAGATAAAACTGAAAGGATGTAATATAACTCCTACTGTTAAACGCAGTGGGTCTATATTATCAGGAATAGCACTATTGCAGGACTATGACCTTATTGTTGATCCTGACTCCACAGAGCTGATTAAAGAGCTGAATAACTATGTGTGGGCTACTAAGGGACAGACAAAGCCTGTAGACAAATGGAATCACTGTATTGATGCCATCAGATATGCGGCTCAGTACGTTCTAGTAAATCGCACAAAAGGTGCTTATACTGTTCGTTAAACGCAGTAGGTTAGTTTAAAATATTTTTGTATATTTGTTGTGTCGTAAGACAAATGGGTTTATTTTTAGATAGCCCTCGATTTTGTTAGGTCTCCCTGCGCTTCTATGCTTAAATGTTTCTATTGTTGTTTTAGTCAGGACCTCTCAGATTGGGGGTTTATCGTTAAACGCAATAGGGTTTCTTAAACGCAATGGGGTTTCTTAAACGCAGTGGGTTCCGCACGTTCCGCACGTTCCGCACGTTCCGCACGTTCCGCAAATCCTTAACCATT